AAATGTCAATTGATATAAACACTTTACCGTATTGTGGGGGATCTTGTTTTTCTCCACCAAAAACAGAAATAGCTTGAATTTCCGGAAACTCTCTAGTCAAAAGGGTCTCATAATCACTTTCAGTAACTGCTCTTTCTTGAGCTTGAAAACTTCTTGGTGCATTGAATTTAATTGACGTATTTGATTCGGAGATTGATCCATTAACTGCTTCACTATTCAATGTAATTGAGACATTGGAATGACCATCTATACTGGAGTTGTTTACAAAGGTGTCAGCTCCATTAGGTAGTTCACCATTACACACCCTATACGATATATCAATAATAGCACCATTACGAGGAGATCTACCAGATATATCATCACCAAAAACAACTTCATATTGTTCATTCTCAGCTGGCTGAATAAAGAATATGTTGGTATTGGAGGTAATACCAAATAATGAAAATGCCTGTGTGTATGTGAATACATTAGCACCACTGTTTTCAGAAACAGATATCTCGACACTTGTTGTATCAGTTGTTGGATTATTCAACAAAAATCTTTGATTGGTAATCGCACTGTTCTTGACAAATGTATCTGTTACATACGACCCCTCAAATAGAGTAGTACTGTTTGCATAGAATACACCACTATTACTTGATGTAATTGGAATAGACTCTTTGGTAACAAAATTAAAAGTATTCGATCCGATCCGTGAAGTAAATCCAGTCTTGGCTGGTATAACAACTGATGTTACATTGGTAGATGGTGTAATTGAAATATTAACATTAGCCTGGGCGGATCTAAATGATCTAGGAACGTAGTTCAATTCTTTGGCGTGAGACACAATACTATCTCTTAATTGTGCTGTGTCAAGAAACATCTCGCTTGCAACCATATTCATATAAAACGTATTAAGATAGGTATTGTAGGCAAGCACGTCTAATAAAACACTAATATTAGAGCCGTCAAAATTATAATCTTGAAACTTAGTTTGAGATGAAAGGTATGACTTAAGCGATGATTTTAATGAATTAAAATCTAAGTCAATTAAATTGATAGATGAATTTGCCATTTTACCTTATTCTTGAAAGAAAGAAGCTGATTGAAATATTCTCAGGATTATTTATAGTGGTAAAAAACAGTTGCAATTCAATTGAGTGGTTATCTTGGGATTCCAACGCCTTGACCTTAATAGTACGTACTCTTGGTTCGAAGTTTTCAATAGCTGTTCTTATCTCAGTTTCAATAGCATCTGTTGTAAACTTAGAAAAATTCTCAAACAACAGCCCTGAGATGTTACAACCAAACTCTGGAAAGAAAGGTCTCTCACCTCGTCTAGTCAATACTATACTTTTCAGCGAATTAATTATTGACTCTTCATTAGTCAATCTAGCTAAATCTTTTGTTCCAAAATTCTTATTAAAGTTGTTATAAAAATCACTATACCTTTCATTTCTGAGAGGGGTGGTGGTGAATTTATCTGCATATGACGTTGCCATTTATCCTCCAGCAAAAACGTTAGGAGACCCGGCTGCAACAGAAGTACACCCTGTTATAGCGTCACCTATTCTACCGCACCCTTTGCTGTTAATGAACACCGACGAAGATCCAATGGTGATTGGGGCAGCATGAGAAGGGCACGGAGAGCCAGGCAGCAAGTGTGTACTATTATTATCTCCTTGACGACTAACAGAAATACTGTTACAAAATACATCTCCTGAACCCTGCGCTCTTACAGGTCCACTACAATGTGTAACATCTGAGTCACCAATTCTTGTTACTGCTGGCATTATTTTGTTTCTCTTTTTAAAAGTTCTTTTAATTTATCATTCCAACCATCAAGATCTGTATGTTGTTCTTCAGTATGTGGTCCTTCAGGAATTGAAGGAGAGAACTCTATTACGTTATCAAAAGAAAGAGGGATAGCGCTATAGTCATTATATGTCTTCAACTCTCCATTAAGTAAAATGATAAATCGATGTGTCATGGGTTAAAGTCTATTCTAGGTGCCTTAAATAGCATGTTTCCTTTGGATTCCAAAGTGTAAGTACCATCAACCAACATATTAACATTTCCTTTGACGCGAACATTTACATTCCCGCCAACATAAACATTGTTATCTTTAGTAGTGACATCGAACCTATTATCTACTGATTTGATTACGACTTGGCCATCCTTGTCTATCTCAACATATGTACCGGTTTTGTGCATAACGTGAATTCGCTCTTTTGATGGTGTATCATCCACTTCAATTAAATGACCAGATTCAGTCCTCAACACTTTGTTATATGGGTATTTAGCGTCGAACGGAGATGTTGGTTCACCAGGGAACGGAGAAGCAGCAGATATTTGTTTTGAAGTCTTTAAAGATCCAGCTGAGTTCACGCCAATTGCAGATTTTGGAAGCTCATTATCCTCTTGAGGTCCTACAATACCAGCAGTTGTTCCGAGTATGATTGGTGTCTGACATTCATTACCATCAGCAAAGAATCCAAATACTGTCGTTCCCACCATTATACCAGTCGGACTCAACCCAATTCCATCTTTACTGGGGTCAAGAATGCCAGCACTTATAATTGAGTTGACAGGCACTGCCCAAGGCAAATGATCTGTAGGAACATTGACCTTGTCAGGTGATCCAGAAGCAGTGAAGGGATGAACATTAAATATTCTAACACGTACACGGCCAATCTTCTTGGGGTCATCTCTATCCTCAACAATACCAAAGAACCATCTAAATCCCTCTTCACCCATTGTATGAGTTGTCATGACAATACTCCTCTTCCAAATCTCATCAGTTCAAGATGTGTATCATATTTTGCAGTGTCTGAATTGGTTATCATATGCTTCACAGCAGTTACCATATAAAATCCACTATCCATTTCATTACTTGGTTTTTTACTTTCTTCATACCTTGGAACCTGAAGATTAATTATAGATCCTGCATGTATCCTAGTGTTTCCAGGTATATCAATATAAGTTTTTTCCATTGTAAATAAGTTTGAAAAGCATATTCTCTCTGCTACAGTATCAAATAAAAAGTTTACAGTGTCGTTGTCGGTATCTTTGTATTTGGAAAATGGAATAAAAAGTGGTTTACTTACACCTGTATTTTTTGAATATTCGTCAAATATAGTCTGAGTAATTATAGGATTATTGCCACCACTCTTATCAACAAACAACCTACTTGAGGGATTGTTTTCAAACAATCTTGTTTGATATTTTTTTGTTGTGAAGTCATATTGAGAAACTGTTGATCCTAATCCACCATATTTCAAGGAATGATTTAAATTAAATGAAGACTTAACTGTATAGTTAAGAAATAAATGAAAGGAGTCAAAGTCAGTCGAATTTGCACCCTTTACGTGTTGAGATATACCTTCACTTTGAAAGAACTTTTGAGCTTTTGAAGATTCTCTTTGAAAAAGACCCTCAACCGTAGTTAAGAAATATCCTTCACTGGTTTCATAAAATACAAACGTTGAGGATTTATATTTTTCAGATACTAGTCGTTTTCTGATAAAGTCAATTGCTTGAAACGGTGTAAGATAGGGTATTATTGTTACTGGAAGATCTTTACTCTCTTCTATAAAACAGGGTTTCTTACTCTTTAATACATTATTCTTGATATCTTCAATTATACTTTTTGTACCTATATTATAGCTTTTTGAAATATAATTGGAACTATCATTTAAATACTCCTCACTTACTAGTCTCAACCCTACGTTCTTTGATCTTACGTTTGGATTTGGTATATTATAAATTAATTCAGAAACCTTTAGTTTATATTTGAGAGGTTGATCACTTCCGTATCCTTCAAATTCAATTTCAAAATCTTCACCACCAGTAATATTATTTTTCTCAATAAAGCTTGCGCCGTCTATAAGTATCAGATCAGCTGTTACAAACGGACAAAATACATTTTCAAATATATCAAGCGATCCAAAAAACTCAAGAAACCTTTCACTTATTACAATAGACTTTGTATGATTAGTGATTGATATCTTTTTAATATTACATTGACTAGGTCTTAGAATCATGATGATAGCAGCGCTTTGAATTGTTCTTCTATTTGTGTAACATATGATAGATCTATTAATCTAATATTTTTCTTTTGTTCGTTTATTTCATTTTCATAATCATAAAAACTAACTCCTTCAAAGTATACTTGAATATCAGAAGATATGCTAGTTGAAAGCGTGTTTACTGATGATACAGAAGCGTTCGCCCCACTGTTTCCACCTTTCAAATTATTAGAGGTTGATAAGGTACCTATAACGTTGGATACTATACAAACAGAGCTATTGGAAAAATTAACAGAACCAGTACCTACTGTTACACCTGAACTTAACTGAGATACAAACTCACCATTAGAAAATGATGTATTACCAACTAGTGTTATATTGAGTTGTTGTATTTTATTTGTCTCAAAATTAATATCTTCTTTTTTTCTTTCGTATCTTACTATATTATTATTAAGATTAGTAATTGGTGCCCAGAATCTTTTTTGATTAGAAGATAAGGCTGCATATGCAGCAGTGGTAATCATTGAATCATCAGATAGATAATTAGATCTAAAGAACTTTATTTTTCTTCTTGCTTCGGTCAAAGATCCATACTTGTCAGAAATAAATCTATT